GAAACGATCATTCAGCGCGAGATGGCGCTTGAGGAAATGCGGCGGGCGGGCTCGCTTCTTGAGGACGGGCACAAGCGGAGTGAGTTTCGGAGTGAGTTGTGATGGACGATCAGGTGCTTGCCAGAATTGATAAGGCCAGAAGCTATCTCGCCGAAGCGAAATCGCTGATAGAGGTAAAGCACGTGCGGGATTTAGCAATCGCCGCTGAGGTCTATGCAAAGCAGGCAGGCTCAAGTCGCGACGTTTCAGACTACGCAGCAGAGATCAGATGGCGAGCAGAGCGCAAGCTTGGTGAGGTGCTTGAGATCACGCCAATGAATGAAGGCGGTTATGGGCCTGGTCGCGGCAAAAAAGGCGGTACCCAAAAAGAACCGGCTTTTAATTTACCCACTACCTTAGCTGAAAATGGCATACCTAAAAAGTTGTCAGCGCGAGCAAAACAACTGGCCAAAGTACCGATTGAGGAATTTGAGACATTAGTTACAGCCGTACCAGATCGGGAGACAGGGCCGACGTCGAGAATTAAAAGCGTATTGCAAAGGTTCAAGCTGATGCGCGCGCGCAAGATTGTCGAGGAGCAGGCGCGAGAACAAGCATTAGCGGCAACCATCACGCACTCGGATTGGGATTCGTGGCTTTGGGCGCTCGAAAATCAGTATGATTTATTGCTCACTGATCCGCCTTATTCTACCGACGTCGAGAACATTGCAGAGTTCGCCGAGGACTGGCTACCCTCAGCGCTCGGGTTAATCAAACCAACAGGGCGCGCCTATGTATGCATCGGCGCATATCCTAACGAGCTGGCCGCATATCTAAACGTAAAACTACCGGAGCATATTCAGCTGGTACAGGTTCTTGTCTGGACATACAAGAACACGCTCGGGCCAAAACCAACACTCGACTATAAGCAGAACTGGCAGGCGATTCTTTATTTTCGCGGCGTAACTGCGCCAGCGCTTAATTGTCCGTTGATGAGCGAGCAATTCAGCGTGATGGAGATCAATGCGCCGGATGGCCGTATTGGTGATCGCTATCATAAATGGCAAAAGCCGGATGAACTGGGCGAGCGTCTCGTAAGACATTCAACTCAAGAGGGAGCTTCTGTGATTGATCCATTCGCGGGTACTGGCACGTTTTTGCTAGCCGGAGCAAAGCTTGGCCGGCGCACATTTGGTTGTGATGTTGATCGCGCACAAGTCGACTTAGCTATTCAGCGAGGTTGCCATGAGGGTTGAGGTTGCCAGGGATTTATCTGACAGCGCATTCGAGTTTTTGCGAGCCGTATGGCCGCAAGTTCAGGAGTGGTGCGGCGGTGGCGAATTAATACCGGTTGAATCAGTAGCGGACGAGGGTTTTACCCACTTATTGGACGCACTGGCGGGGATTGATGCGTGGCAGGTACAAGCCGATAAAGGAATAAGAGGGATTGGAAGCCGAGTGCAATGGGATGATGGCCGTTCTGGGTTTCCTTACAACACATTTACGATCCGGAGCAAGCGCTCTAATGGAGCTGCAACAGAATATCAAAAACGATCTGAGGCTATAGAGACAGGCGCCTATCTATATCCTCATCTGACCGTTCATGCTTATTTTGATATGCCGCGACGTGCGGGTGCTTTAAGGAGTGTCGCAATGGCGAGAACGAAAGACATCTTTGAGGCGATTGAGAAAGGGTACGCATGGACGAAAAGCACATCTAACGCCGAATTTTTCTGTGTGAAATGGCGTGACATGCAGATAGCTAAATATGACGTAAGGATGTTGACGAACCTTGCGCCAGTGAATGGGGCTCATTCTATAAGCACGAGCATTAACAGCTTGGCCACAAAATTACCCAACCACCGGAATCTTTCGCGGCTGGAGCCCTCGCTTTGGGATTTGGGTTTGGGAGGGTGCAACGGCCCAGACGAGTCCTGATTATCGAACAGTAACGCTCCGCCCCCTGGAGCAATCCATTAATACGACCGCAGCACCTTAATGAGATTTCGTGTCAGGAAAACAACCGGCAATTCTCTTTTATTCTGGTGACTGGAAAAAGGATCCACAACTATCGAAATGCTCACTTGCCGCCAGAGGTGCCTGGTTTGAACTGCTGCTCTCGATGCACGAGAACGGCCGCACCGGGAAGCTCACAGGTACGATCGAAGAATTGGCTCAACTTGTACGCTGTACACCCCGCGAACTGCTTCGCGCTTTAGACGAATTGGAGCGCACAAGGGCGGCAGAAGTTAAAAAAAAGAAGGCGAAAATTAACACAAAAGTTAACCAATCCAAAACGTCACATGTTACGCGCGTTACGGTAATCAACCGCCGAATGAAGAGAGAGGCTAAGGTTCGTGATGATGCAGCTTTACGGATGCGGCGGCACCGAAAAAAGAACACCGTTACGAATGTGTTACACGAAAGTCACACCACCTCTTCATCTTCATCTTCAGTTACATCTTCAGAAGAGGATCTAGTAAGTGAGAAATTAAGTAGAGAGAGAGAGAGTTCTTCTGCCGGAAATCAAAGCACTCTCCCTGAAGATTTTTCTCAGGAATATCTCGATGATTTGCAGGATCAAAAAAGGTTCGCGCACCTCGATGTGCGAGAGGTTCACAAGAAGGCCGATGACTATTACGAGAGGCGTGGCATGAAACTTTCGCGGAATAAGCTGGTCGACTGGCTGATCCGCGAAATACCAAACCGGAAGGAGACTGGACCCGATGACGACGACCGAGGCACTAGCGCCCAGGCTGCGAGAGTTGCCGCAATGCTTGAGCGCGATAATTAGCGCAGCGCGCCGCCGGGCGGGTGTTGCTGCTTTGAGCGACGCCGCACTTGCTGACGAAATTCGCGACTGGCAACGGATACTTGCGCCGATACCGGCTGACCGGATCGAAGAATGCGAATTGCGTGCAGTGCGACAGCGAAGCGTCAAGGCGCTATTGCAGCCGCAGGAGCTGCTGGCAGCGTGGCGCGAGTTGCGCGATGAGGAGCGATCACGGCAACTGCCGGCGATTGCCGAGACTAGCGATTCTTCGTGTCCGTATTGCGACAAGGGATGGCAGACTTACGCCTACCTGAGCGATTCCGGAAATGAGAACACGGCGGCGCGTCCTTGCGCGTGTGATGCAACGCCACTTGAGATTCGATCGCTTGCGCCCTTGCGTGAACCGCAGTGGCAGAAGCGTAAGCATTCAGCGATATGGGAGCGCGTGACGTGAAGCCGTATTTCGAAGATGAATCAGTGACGATCTACCACGGTGATTGTCGTGAGTTGCTGGATGAGATGCCGCGTGTAGATCTGGTGCTGACTGACCCGCCGTATGGAGTTCAACTTAGGAATAACGGTAGGGTGAACAACAGAAGGTCACAACGGCACTTTGATATCATTGGTGATCACTCTCAAGAGTTAGGTCAGCACGTAATTGATTGGGCCGCAGATCAAGAAATCGCGGTGATTGCTTTCGCTAATCCGATGATGGCTTGGGAAGGCCATTGGCGTCAGTGGCTCGTCTGGAATAAGGGCCCTGCTGTTGGCGGTGGAGGCGATCGGGGCAAATGCTGGAAGCAAACGTGGGAGTTGATACAGGTAGCTCGCACTCCAGAGCTGCAAGGTAATAGGGATAGTGCTGTACTGAACTTTTATGCGACACCCGAACTTAGCGCGGAACATGTGGCCGCGAAGCCGCTAGCGCTGATTCGTTACCTACTCACGAAGGTTAATGCGCGTCTAGTGCTCGACCCATTCATGGGAAGCGGTACAACGTTGCGTGCAGCAAAAGACTCCGGCGCTCATGCTATCGGAATCGAAATCGAAGAACGGTACTGTGAGATTGCTGCAAAGCGAATGGCGCAACAGGTACTCCCAATCTACGAGAGTGTGACGTGATCTGGACCGTCGTGATCTGCGCGCTCTACGGCGGCCTGGCATTCTGGATCTACAAATGGATCACACGGAAAGAGTAACGAGCGGACCTGAGCGGCAGTACTACGAAGCTGCTGCGAAGATCGAACAGTACGAGGCTACCATTTTCGAAATGATTCGATTGCTTGAATACGCAAGGCGCACGAGTGACGTGGAACGCGCAAAGGCCGTGGGTGAGAAAGCATTGCGAGGCACGCGGTATGATCGAAGCTCCGCAGTTTGATCCAAGGACTCCAGTCTATGGAATCTTCGAATGCTGGAAGTGCAAGGCAACGCGCCCGATACTTTCACCGCGCTACATTCGCAAGGGCGGTGATCGCGTTTACTACTGCCGCGTGTGTCGCGCGAAGAGCAATGTGAGATGGTTGGATGAACCGATTACGTTCAAAGCCTGGCTCAAGCAGGCAAAGGAGGCGAAATGATGGCTACAGCAATTATCCCATTTGTGTTTGCAATAGTCGGAGCTCTTGCTTATGCCTTGAGCGCAAACGTAAAAATTCAGGAACTCGGCAGGCTGCTGTTTGCTGCCGGTGTTTTCGCGCTTGCATTTGCGTTGAGTACGTATAAGTTTTCGCTATGAGTGAACCGACGGTTGATGAAATGCTTCAGTATCTCAAAAGGCATACGGGTGAGTATGGGTGGGATCAAATCAGGGCGGCAATTATCGACATACTTGAAGCTCATCGGGAATTGGCGAAAGTCGATCAAATGGAATTGACGCGGCAAGTTGAACTCGAAGCTATTCGCGCATTCGTGGAGCGGGTTGAAAGGCGCCTTCCGTCCTATAGTTCGGGCCGGGGCGCCGATGAATGGTTGAAGAATTACCATCGTGCGGTGAAAGATGAACTCGATGCGATGCAACAGGAGCCTGAATGAGCACACCAAAACAACATTGTGAGCGCAACATCATTCGCCGATTGAGACGCATCGAAAAACTCCTGCGCAGAATTGACGACAAAACCTCGAGCGCAATTCCGCCAACTGACGAACCGGACTGCGTAGATGCTGCTGGTATCGCTTTCATCACTGAATGCGAAGGGTGCGAGCTCAATCCGTACTACGATAGCGCCGGCTACCTCACCGTAGGTGTGGGCCACCTTCTCGACGGTCCTGACGATCCCTACAATCGCACGATCACGCAGGGCGAATCCGATATGCTGCTCGAGGGTGACTTACTCGAAACGGAAGAGTGCATGGACGCTAACGTGAAAGTGCCAGTGAATCAGAACGAGTACAACGCAATGTGTAGCTTGGCGTTCAATATCGGCGTGTATGCGTTCGCGGATTCAACACTGTTGAGGCTGCTGAACGAGGGCGAAGCGAGAACCGTTGTCGCCGATCAGTTCCTTGTGTGGAACAAGATCACGGTGGATGGCGAGAAGGTAGTGTCTGAGGGGTTGTCGAATCGCCGCGAGAAAGAACGCGCATTGTTTCTCGAGGAAGTATGAGCGAGCCTAAACGCTATCCCATTACATTCACCACTGATTTCACAGATCAATGGTATCAGAAACCACCAGGCGCCAGAGAATGGACTGCCGAAATGCGATCTGCGATATGCCAGAAGTATAGGGGTCAGTCCATCTCTCTTGAGGAACTACCTGCCCTCGTGGCGGAAGTCGGTAGCGTCATATTTACTGGTGAGACTGTAGAAATTTACAATGATTTCCGGGAGTGATGAGCGAACCAAATGAGTTTGCCCCGCTCAATCCACACCGACACTCGCGTAGGTCACATCATCCAGACGCGTTTCGCTGGCCGCTTGTTTCGCTCGCGCACAGAGGCGCGCTGGGCAGTGCTGTTCGATGCGATGAAACTGGAATGGGAGTATGAACTCGAAGGCTATGTGCTGCGCGACGGCACGCGCTACCTTCCCGATTTCTATATCCACGATTGGGATGCGTGGTTCGAAGTGAAGCCAACAACCGATCGCCAGTTTGCGCACTCACACGTACACACGCTTTCGATGCTGCGCAGAATCACGCACGCGAAGAATGCGTATGTTGCGTTCGGTGCGCCGGATTTGATTCGAGGAACATACATCGTCAATGATTCCTGCGTGTTTACGCACGTCGATGTGCTTGGACCAACGCATCGTGCGCCTGAAGATGGAATCGCATATGAGGCGTATCGTAGGTCGATGGAAGAACGCTTCGAAAGTGGAAAAAGACTATCGGTAATTTAGTGATTGTCCGCACTGTGCGCACAGTGCGCACAAATATTTTCTATGCCGGAATTGAAACTTTGGGTCAGGGTTCCCAGCAAGCGGCTCAAGTATGAGTACTACCGCTCGTGTCAGTTGCTCGGTACGACGATGTCAGCGGCAATTCAAAAGACGATACACTCCACGATACGCAAGGCAAAGGATCAGTATCCGCAAGCATTCAAGATGCTGACGCCTGATGAGGAGCTGATCTTCGAAGCGGTTGAGGAACATCACTCGACTGTGCTCGACATCCAGATGTACACGCGAATGGAAAAGGTGCGTGTAGTGCAACTCCTCGAGGGGCTGGTTGCGCGCGGCATAGTGCGCGAGGCTCGTGAGCGCCGGCAGAGTGTGACGAAAGGGCCGGAGCTCCGCACTTACACGATCCTTCGCAAATAACGATTTACGTCTGTTTCCATTCCTTTCGCTCTTATGGCGTCTAGGTTTCGTCTGTACCTGGGCGCCATTCTTTTGCTCTTGCTAAAGTAAGCACACCTCGCGTGCGATACTCCCGCCTTGAAATGAACTGGAACAGGGATCGCGTGATCTTGTGGGCGGTGGAGCTGCTCGTAGTGCTCGTTGTGATCCTTGCCCTCCTCATTCTCCTGAAACACGTCTAGGAGGACATTGCAATGGCAGGTTCATTGACCAATTACGGCGAAGGTAAAGTGCTTGGACACCTGTTTGGCGGCACTACGTATGCGCCGCTGGCGACGTGGTATGTGGGATTGTTCAGCGTTGCGCCGACTGATTCAACGGCAGGAACTGAGTTAACGGGCGGTGGATATGCGCGAGGCGCAGTCACGAATAACACGGCGAGCTTTCCCGCCGTGACTGCCGGTAATCCTGTAGTGACTGGCGCAGACGTGACGCTCTTCACATCAACCGGATCGCACACGGCGGTGGCAATGGGACTTTTCGATGCTGTGACGGCGGGCAATCTCGTTGCGTATTCAACGATCACATCAACTCCAATCGTCGCGCTTGACGTTGTGCGCATAGTTGCGGGGCAGCTTTCCATCAGCCTGGATTAAGTGAGTGATACTTGGCGCATCAGCACTGGGGCAGATTGCGCTTGGCGACGCATCGCGGGCGGTCGCGACCTACGTCAATTGCGCGGCCTCAATCACGATCACCTCAAGCATCGCCGCAAGCGTCATGGTTATCGGGCGAGTCGATGTATCCGCCCAGATTGCTATTGCGTCGAGCGTGCAAGCGACAGTCACAGTTATTCCGGCGGTTGCGGGTGAGGTGAATATCTCAGCATCAATCGCGATGGTATCGGCACTCACGGCATCGCTTATAGCGGCAGCAGGATTCCCGAATGCGGGAGTCTCATTCACGATGACCGATAAGGCAGGAGGCGCGTAATGGCTCTCGATTTATTCAAGAATTTTGCAAAGGTACAGGTATCAACTGGCTATGATGCGTCGGCTACATCCATCGCGCTGACTGCTGGCCACGGTACGAAGCTGCCAGCACCGCCCTTCAATGCGACTTACTGGAACGACACAGATTTCCCTGACCCAAGCGATGATCCGAATGTTGAGATAGTGCGCGTGACTGCCGTTGCAAGCGATACGCTGACTGTGACGAGAGGGCAGGAAGGA